CTACCCAAGAAATGAATCAATCGTTCGGATGCTATCCGGACTGCAGACCAGCCGTTCAGATTCATTGCCTTTGGTTTTATCCATGAATTTCCCCACCGTGTTGTAGACCCGGATCTCCGCGTGGGGGAAGCCGCCTTTCCTGTCCTCGGTGGCGAAGAATGCGTACACGTACGTTCCGCGCACGTATCCGAATGCCGCGACGGCCTGCGTCGGGCTGAACACGTTCTCTTTGAATGACTCCAGGACGTTGTCGGTTTCGAAGCGCAATTCGGCCGGACCGGTGCCTCGGGTATAGGTGTAATAGCCTTCCTTCAGCGCCGGATAGGCGCCGGGATCATCGAGTTTGCAGAACTCCGCATGGGCATCGGAATTCGCGATATCGCAGCTGAAAAACGTTTTCCAAGGCGACACGCAATCTGCCGCTGCCGGCATCGACACCGCCGAGATCGCGGCGCTCAGTGCGAGTTGCGTCCAGATGCGTGCCATGGGGTCTACAGCAGCCGCTCATCCACGCCATTGCGCAGATCATAGGGCGACCACAGGATCCGTCCGACGATGCGCACTTCGCACCCGTCTTCCTTTTCCAGCGGGAAGGGCGCGTAAGCGGGATTCAGCGATTTGGCCAGCCATCCGCCTTCGCGTTCGCGCGCGATGCACTTCACGATCATCTTGCCACCGTGGTTGATCGCGTACACCGTACGCGGGTCGATCTCGCGCGGGTCGGTGACGGGGTCTTCGAAGAACAGCATGGGGCCGCCATTGCGGATGACGGGTTCCATGCTGTCGCCCTGCGCATAAACGATTTTCATGCGGCTGAGCGGCAGCTTGAACGATTCCAGGAATGAGCGGCGCAGCAAGATTTCGCCGATTTCGGTCTCGTGGTAGTTCTCAATGCCAAGCCGGCCGGCGGCCAGGCGCACATCCAGTTCAGGGATGGGCATGAATTCCTGGTCGTTGGCGGAGTAGCCGGCGTTGGCGACGTGGCCGACGTTGGCCGCCGTGCTGATGCGCAAGGCTTGGGCGCGATCAGCCTGATGGGTGGTAAGACCATCAGGATCCCACGGGGCAGCAGCGACCGGCGCCATCGGGAATTCGTCTGCGGCGGCGTCGATGTTCATGACGGTGCCGCGTTTGGCTTGCTGAGCCTTGGACTGCGCGGACGATCCCTTGGCCTTCACGCCTATCTGGCCCAGTGCGAGCAGCAAGGCGCCTTCCAGGCGCTTGAGCTGATCGTCGGCCAAGCCTCTTATCAGCGACGCGGGCACGGAAGGAAAAGGCCATGCGACGTCTGCGGTCGGCGGGGGAAGGGGGGCGGCCGTCGATAGCGACGCTGCCTTTTGGGCTTCGAGGGCCAGGCGCGGGCTGATCGCGGCGAGTGTGCAGCCGAAGCCCTCGGCATAAGCCATTGCGGCCTCGATGCCAATGGGACGCCGACCAGTGATGTGCTGATAAATCATCGCCTGGCCGCCCTTGACCTCGTGGTCGCGAGCGAATGCCGCGCGGTTCACGCCTTCAAAGCGTGCGCGCAGGGCGGCGGCTTCCTCTTCGATCGTCCACATTTTCATATAGCAATGCTATTCAAATAAAACTATAGCATGGCTTGCTTATAAACTGTAGCATCGCTATAGTTTTAGTGATGAAGCTACATGATTATTTCAACCGGGAGGGGGCGCTCACCGCTGCGGCGCTCGCTCGACGCGTGGGGGTATCCCCCGCGCTGATCTATCAGTGGCGCACGGGCCGCAGGCCCGTCCCGGTCAAGCATTGCGCCCTGATCGAGCAAGCCACCTGCGGCGTGGTCACCCGGCGCGACCTGCGTCCCGCCGACTGCATCCGAATCTGGCCCGAGCTGGCCGAAGGGACGAAGGCGCAATGAACTACTACCCCCACCACATTGGCGATTTCAACAGCGCGACCCGGCACCTCACGCGTATTGAACGCAGCGTGTACCGCGACTTGATCGAACTCTATTACGACACGGAGGCCCCCTTGTCCCGGGACGTCGACAAGCTGTGCCGTTTGCTGATCGCGCGGTCCGATGAGGAACAGGCCGCCGTTTCCCAAGTATTGAACGAGTTTTTTGCTGCAACGGAGCACGGCTGGAGGCATGCCCGCTGCGACGCGGAGATCGCCCGCTATCACGGCAACAAGGAGGCGAAGTCCGTCGCGGGCAAGGCTAGCGCCGCAAAGCGGGCACGGCAGGCGCAGCATCGCAAGCTCGGCGTGGGCGCCGAGGCTGTTCAACATCCGTTGAACGTCGACGCAACTAACCATGAACCAGAACTAGAACCAGGAACCAGAAGCCAGCAAGAATCCGTTCCAACGCCGTGCCCTCGCAGAGCCGGATTCGACGCCGCGGCGATAGCGTTGCCTGAATGGCTGGATCCCGCGGACTGGAAAAGTTGGGTAACCGATCGAAAAGACCGCAAGAAACCGATAACGGAGGAGGGCGCGCGGCGCCAGTTGCAGCAACTTGCGGGTTACCGGGCTGACGGCATTGCCCCGCACGCCGTTATCGCCCACAGCATTGCCAGCGGTTACCTGGGCCTGTTCCCGCCGCGTGATACCGCTCGTGCCGCGCCCGCCAACCGGGCGCGGCAGCGGGCGGATTGGTCGTCGGAGCTGCGTAGCGTGCTGGCTGAAAGTCATGCTCGCAACGAGATCGACATGGGAGTGATCGATGCAAGTCGCTGACGCATCGGCGGGGCTGGGGGCACTGGTCGTTCGTGAAATGCACCTGCTCTACGGCGCGAAGTTCGCGCAGCAGTGGGAAGGCCTGACGCCGCGCGAACTGAAAGACTCTTGGAACCAGAAATTGGCAGGGCTTGACGAGCCGCAGGTCAGGCGCGGCTTGATGGCGTGCCTGGCGCGGGAGTGGCCGCCGACGCTGCCGGAGTTCCTGAAGCTGTGTTGCCCGTGGTTGACGCCGGAAGTGGCCTATCACGAGGCCGTGCGTGGCATGTCGGCGCGGCGTCGGGGCGAAAGCGGCTGCTGGTCGCATCCCGCCGTTTATTGGGCGGCAGTGGGTGTCAGCACGGTGGATCTTCTGAACAGCAACTACGGGTCGATGAAGGTGCGCTGGGAAAGGACGTTGTCTGAAGAACTGGGCAAGGGGGCATGGCCAGAAATTCCGCCGCCGCGTGCGGCGTTGCCCGCGCCAGGCCAGACCCTCGCCACGCGTGCCCAAGCCGAGGCTGCACTCAGGGCGATGGGCGCGGGCCAGCTGCTGGAGCCCCGCAGCCGGTCGCATCGCGAGTGGATCGATCGATGGGAAGCGCGGATCGCAATGGGAGGACATCCCACGAAAGCGATCGCGGAAATGCTGACGGTCGCCAAAGGCACCTTCCATCAGCAAACCCCATGAGCAAGCGATTCGTATCCGGGCGGCGTATGCGAGACGAAGGGCTCGCCCGAATTGCCATCAATGGAATTGAGACGAGGTGTGGAATGGAAGAAGGATTGCCACGTTGGGTGGAAGACGAGATCCGCAACTGGATGCGGTCGCAGTGGGAAGGCGATTGGCCAGGCCCGCGTCGGATGGCGCAAGCAATGCCGGACGTGTGCGAGTTTCCGCCGCAGCCCGGCCACGATGACGACGACGAGCCCATACGCATTCCGGTGAACCATGAGCGCGCGTGCAAGGTGCATGCCCTGTACGAAGCTTTGCCTCTGGCCGAGCGTCGCATCATCCAGGCGGAATACACGCGCCGTGCGGAATACGGCGACCTGCCCGCGCATTTGCGTCAGGACAAGGCGTGCCGCGTTATCGGCATCACGCTGCCGTACTACAAGGTGGCGCTGGGAAGTTTCAAGCAGCAGGTATGGAGGGCGTTCAAATGAAGTACGCGCACGAGGTCATTGATCTGTTGGCCGCGTATCCGGGGCGGGAATTCAGGATGGCGGAGATCCTGCGCCATGTCAGCCGCGGCATGCCCCTGGCGCCTGCGTCGCAAGAGGCCATGCGCCGAGGCGCCCGCCGTGTGCTGGATCATTTGCTGGATGCGGGCCACGTGCAGCGCTGCGGCGGTAATACGAAGTCCGCCACGTATGCATGGTCGGAATTGGGACACGCACTTCAGAAAAACACGCGCCATTTAGGACCGGATTTGAGACAATAGCCGCGGGGCATTGCGCCCACACGAAATGCAGCCCGCCAACCTCCACGGTTCGCGGGCTTTGTTTTTTCCGATCCATCACCGAGGCCGCCATGACTCCCGAGAACGCAATTCTGACGCTGGTGACGGCCGCCGCGGGCGGTGTTCCCGTCATCCCTTCCGACCAGGTGGAGCCTGGCGCCTTGCCGCCCTACATCGCGATGGCGGTGCTGTGGGTCGAGGCGGGTCCGGCCGAAGAAGGCTTGGTCGACGATAACGGCAACCAGCCCGTTCATGATCACCGCGATGCCACCGTCGAACTGCGCAGTGTCGGCGCGGCCGCCTACGACGTGCTGGACAAGATTGGCTTGACCTTGCACCACCCCGTCTACGAGGAACGCGCCGAAGCCCTGGCCCTGGCATTGTTCGACGTCGGCCGCCTGCAGCTTGTACCGCGCGAAAGTGCCGGCGCCGCCAGCGAGCGGCTGGGCGTGCGCGAGCTAGGCATCCGCTATGCGCAGACCTATGTCGATTTCGTGGGCGTCATCGAAACGGTGACTGGCACCCTCACCACGACGGGAGGGCTCCAGCCTTCCCTGCAAACCCCTTTCTCCGCGGAGATCGTGACGGCGCCGTAGCGTCCCCGGTCTTCCTAACGCTGTGCTGCCGCCTTCGGGCGGCTTTTTTTTGGAGCCGCAAATGGCAAAAATCGACCGGATCGTCAACGTGGCGATCTCGCTGAACACCACGGCGATCAAGGAGCAGAACTTCTCTGACATCCTGATCCTCGGCGCGCATGCGCTGGCCGTCAACCGCGTCCTGGCAGTGACCGAGGCGGGCGAATTGCTCGACATGGGCATCGCGCCGACCGACCCCCTGTACGTCGCGGTACGCGATGCCTTCAAGCAGATCCCGACCGTCTCTCGCGTTTTTGTCGGCCGCCGTCAGGTGGATGCCTCGCGCGTGACGGTGACGCGCGCCACCGCATCGGACTACGTGGTCACGCTGTCGTGGCGCGACGCGAACGGCGCGGTGCAAAGCGCCGACGTGTCTGCCACGGGCTTGGCCGACAGCACGCCGCAGACGATCGCCACCGCCCTGGTCACGGCTATCGGCCAGACCAATGCGCCGGCAACCGCGACGGCCGTCGGTGCCGAAGTGTCGGTCACCGCCAAGCAAGCGGGGCAAGCGGTCGCCATCGCCGTCAAGGGCAACCTGCAGTTGTCGGCGCCCGAGAGCACCGAAACCCCGTCCGCCGCGCTGAATGCCTGCCTGCGCGAGAACGGCGACTGGTATGGCGTGGCCCTGGCCAGCCGCGTCGAAGCCGACGTGCTGGACGCCGCCGAATGGGTCGAATCCAACGAGCGCCTGTTCGGTGTGTCCAGCGACCAGGCCGGCATCATCGATGCCGCCGTCTCCAGCGACATCGCCTCGAAGTGCCAGCAGAAGCAATACTTCCGGACGCATGTCTGGTTCCACGGGCAGGCTCGCGCCGAAGCGCTGGAAGCCGCGGTCACTGCCAACCGCTTCACCTTCTATCCCGGCGGCGAAACGTGGGCGAACACGCGGCTCTCGGGCGTCACCTACGACAACCTGAGCGAATCCCAGGCGCTGGCAGCCCACGCGAAGAACGCCAATACGTTCGAGCAGATGCGCAACTTCGCGGTCACCCAGAACGGCAAGGTCGCCGCCGGCGAATGGATCGACGTGATCCGCGGCCGCGACTGGCTGGCCGAGCAGGTGAAGATCAACGTGGCGTCGCAATTGATCAACGCCAACGGCAAGGTGCCCTACACCGACGTGGGCATCCAGATTCTGGTCAATGGCATTCGCCAGGCACTCCTGCTTGGTCAAAGCCGTGGCCTGATCGCGCCCGACGAGATCGATGACGCGGGCCGCACGATTCCCGGCTTCGTGATCACCGTGCCGCGCGCTGCTGGCATCTCCACGAATGACAAGGCCAATCGCATTCTGCGTGACCTGAAGTTCAGCGCCCGTCTGGCGGGCGCCATCCATGTTGCCGAGATCAAAGGCAACCTCACCTACCAACAACTGTAATCGGGGTATTTCCATGTCCGTCAAAACTTACGCACCGAACCAGGTGAAGATCGTGGTGGGCGCGCTGCCCATCTCCGGCTTGGCTGAAGACAACTTCGTGACCGTCACCGAACTGGGCGATGGCATTGCATCCGTCGTCGGTATCGACGGCGAGGTGTCGCGCTCCATGTCGCGCAATTCGCGCCTGAGCATCAAGCTCACGCTGATGCAGACCAGCGCCAGCAATGCAGCCTTGTCGGCGCTGCATCAGGCCGACAAGGCCACCGAGGGCAATGGCGCCTTCCCGATTTCGATTACCGATCTGCGCGGTTTGTCTCTGCATGCGTCGGACTCGGCATGGATCGTGAAGATGCCGGACGCCGGCTACGGCGCGAAGGTCGGCTCCCGCGAATGGACGATCGAAACCGGCCAGGCCATCAACGTGGTCGGAGGTAACGCCTGATGGTCGCGATCAAGGAAGTGGTCATCGGTACGACGATCTTCCGTATTTCCCGCTTTGATCCGTTCCGTCAGCTCAAGCTGCTGGGCGATCTGCAAAAGGAAGTGCTGCCGGCGGCCGGTTCGATGCTGACCACCGCGTTCGGCAGCGATAACCCCACGCAGGAACGCGATGAAAGCGCCATGCTGAACGCCTTTCGCGAGCTGTCGGCCAAGCTGGGCGGCGACGCGCTGGGCGGCTGGGCCGAGCGCCTGATCGACCCGGAGCTGATCAGCTTTGAGCTGGTGGGGCGCGAGCCCCAGAAGCTCACCGCCGCGCATCGTGGTTTGGCGTTTACCGATTACGCCGAAATCCTGGAACTGCTGTTTCACATTCTTGAGCACAACTTCGCCGGCCCTTTGGCGCGTTGGGTCGGCCGCTTTGGTCCGGCCCGCGAGAAGCTGGCGAGTCTGTCGGGCAGTTCGACGCAGGCTTCGAACGAGAGTTGATCATTTGGCGGCCCATCCTGGCCCGCCATGTCAGTTTGGACGCCGTCAAACGCGGTGACGTCGACCTCCTGGACATCCTGAAGCTGAACGCTCTGATGGATGCCCAGGAGGCGGCGCAATCCGCGTCAGAACGGAAGGCGAGGTAACGATGACCGTTGTAAGTGAAGTAGTGGCTGTCTTGAGCTACCAGGTGGACGAAACCGGAATCAGGCGATACCGGCAAGGGTTCAAGGACGCCATGTCAAAGATGGCGGCCGACTCGGCGGGCGCCATTCAGGCGATGCGTGATGTCGCAAGCAGCATGACCGGGGCCCAGGCAGGTCTGAATGACCTGATCCAGCTGCAGAAGAAAGCGGCAGGAGCAACAGGCATTCTGGCAAAGGGCGTTGCCAATTTGCGTGGCGCCCTGGGTTCGTTGGTGGGGTTTGGTTCGGTTCGGCAGCTTTTGGGCGATATTGATGCCTGGGTGCAGGTGGAAGACGCCATGCGCCGGGCAAGGAATTCAACCCAGGAGTACACCGAGGCCGACCGCGAGCTGGCCAAGATGTCGCGAACGACGCGTACAGCCTATGCCGACAATGCCGATACGTTCATGCGCATGCAGCGCAGCATGGCGGGCCGGGGAAAGTCCAGGCAGGACACCTTGGATGTCACGCAGCTTGTGGCGCTGGGCGCAGTCTTGTCTGGCAGCAAAGGCGGTGATCGAGGCGCGATCATGGGGTCGATGCTCAAGGCCATTGAGCAGGGCGGGTTTGGCGCGGAGCAGTTGGGTGCGTTGCCCCAACGTCTGCAAGACGCCATGGCCAAGGGAATGGGCACCACGCTGCAAGGTCTGACAGCCCAGGCCCAAGGCGGCATGATCAGCACCGACCGCGCACTGCCGGCTTTGCAGTCACAGTTGCCTGCGCTGCAAGCAGAGGCAGGCGCCAAGCCGGCAAGTCTTGCCGGTTCGGTGACGGTGTTGAACGACGCCTGGCAACGGTTCTTTGGGACGATGACTGGCGGCCGTTCCACGTTGCAGATCGTGACGGGGGCCGTTGAACTGCTGGCGGACAACCTGGGTTTTGTGATCAGGATGCTCGCGTTGGCCGGGGCATCGTTTGGCCTGGTGATGTTGAACCAGTGGCTTGCCGCGGCGTCGCGTCAGTCGGGCGGTTTGCTCCGAGCGCTACGTGACGCGACGGGCGCTGCCTTGGGTTTGAATACCGCGATGTCTGCCGGCTCCGGGTCTGCGGGCGCGGCGCAGACGTTCTCGGGTTTGAGCCGTTCGCTCGGGCCGATGCTGCGCATGGCTGCAGTTCTGACCACGATCTATCTGATCGGCGAAGACATATCCAACTGGCTGAACGGTAGCGAATCCGTGCTGGGCAGCATGGTCGGAGGCGTGGAGAACTGGCAGGACGAAATTGCGGCTGTTTCCACGATCCTGACTTTTGTGAAGGACTTGCTGGGCGGTGCAGGCCTGGCAGTGGGCGAGTGGGCGAAGCAGCTCGCCATGGTCTCAGCGGTCGCCTACGGTTTGTGGCGCATTCTTTCGCCCATCGGCCCACTGTTCATGTACTTGGCCCGGACGGCTGTGCCTATGTTGTGGCGGGCAGTGACCATGAACCCGCTGGGCCGGATTCTTATGCTGTTCGCCATGCTGGCCCTCGCTGTGTGGCAAATCTACGAAAACTGGGATGTGATCAGCGCAGCGATAGTGGCACTGTGGAATGCCGTCACGGGATATCTAAAAGCGGCGTGGGATTCCGTCACGTTGTATCTGTTGGCGGCTTGGGATACGGTCACAGCCTATATCTCGTTGGCGTGGGACACGCTGATGGGATTGGCACAGAGCTATTTTCTGGCCCCCTTGATGGCGTGGTTTTCAGCGCTGTGGGCGTTCTGGAGCGGTCTGGTCAACGCCGTGGTCGCTGCGTTCACAGGCGACTGGGATGCTGCGATCGCTCACCTGGTCGGCGCGTTTACCGGCTTGTGGACGTTCTTTGCCAACATCGGCAGTGGAATCCTGAACGTGATCCGCGCGATTGGCGACGCCATCCAGACCTGGGTCATGGACAAGTTCAAGTCGGCGGTCAGCTGGTTCAAGAGTTTGCTCCCCGGTCAGATGCTGTCAGATGAGCAGAAGGGCGCTATGACGGATTCAGCCAGGGCGCTGGCCGCACAACCGCAAGTGCAGGCATTTGCGTCGGGAAATGCCGTTCCAGGTGTGCCGCCAGGTTCGGCGCTGCGAGGCGGTTTCGGCAAGATGAACCAAGCGGTCAATGTGCAAAACAGCTTCACAGTCAATGCGACCGGTCTGGATCCTGTGGCTGTCGGCTCAGAGGTCAGGAAGGCCGGGGAAGGCTTCAACTTTGACAGCAGGGAAATCATTACTCGGTCTCTATCCGTGCCGAGAAGCGTCGAGGCCTCGAGCTAGGAGAAACCATGAGCTTTGTATCCATGATTTTTGGCTGGAACGGGGGCAGCAGGATCGGCACCGTTCCGCTTGATGCCCTCTTAAGCGAGAAAACCTCGCTTAGCAGCCAGGCCACGTCTTATGCCGTTGAGGAAGGCTCGCCCGTGTCCGACCACGTCGTGCAGGAATCCGAGAGGCTCTCGCTGGACGGTTGGGTGACGGCGGCGGAAGTTGCCCTGATGGGCTCGGCCAACCAGGGCGCAAATGGCGTCAGCTCAGGCGGCGCAGGCCGCTCCAAACTGATCAGCGCCAAAGCGGCTTTGCGTGAGATTCACGCGAACCGTTTGCCCATCACGATTTCCACTGGCCTGGACCAATATGTGGACTTCGTGATGGAGTCCTGCGAAATCGGACGCAGCAATTCTGGTGGCGAGCGTTTCGAAATCTCTGCCAGCTTCAAGAAGATCCGAAAGGTGGCGCTGCGTCACGTGGATATTCCACCCGAACAGACGTCGGGCAGCGCTACCGGCAAAGCGGGCGCCACCAAAACCAATGCGGGCAAGGTTTCCAAGCCTTTTGAGACGCCCGCCGCAACAGCATGACGTCTGCCAAATTTCCAGGAAGGTCCCATGTTTGAGATTCCAATTCTGGACGCCAACGACAGCCTCACCGAGGTGGAGCTGGACGGCGTCACTTATTTCTTGCGGCTGTCCTGGAACAGCGAGGCCGAACAGTGGGTCTTGTCGATCGAGAATGCCTACAACGAGCTGATCGTGGCAGGCATTGCCGTCATGCCTGATACGCCGCTGCTGGGCAGCTACCGGCACCTGGCGATGCCGGCCGGCGAACTGGTGGCGCGCGCCCCGGACCGCCGTGACGCCATCAGCCGGACAGCGCTGCCCAGCGGCGTGGTGCCGTTGATGTACATCGAGGCGGATGAGGTGGCAGATGGCCAGATTTAATCGGGTCTACCGGCTATTAGTGGGCAAGGGTGGTACCAAAGGCTTTGAGATCGTGCCGCCTATACGGCTAGTGTTCGAGGTCACCAAAGACGTCAACGAAGAGCCGAACGATCACAAGATCCGTCTTTACAACCTGGCACCCGCAACGCGCAAATCCTTGGAAGAACCGGGGCTGCGCTGTGTGCTGTACGCGGGTTATGCCGAAGAGGGCGGGCCGATTTTGATGGCCTCGGGCAGCATCGTGTTCGCCTATACAAAATTTGACCAGCCCGACGTGGTCACTGAACTGATCGTCAAGGATGGTTATACCGAGGTGCGGGACACGGCCGTGTCTATCGGACTGGGGCAGGGCGCTTTGGCAAGCTCCATCATTCGTGACATTGCCCGTCAGATGGGCTTGTCGCTAATGATGGCCGATGACGTGCCTGACCGCACTTGGGTCAACGGCTTTTCGTTCTATGGCGCGGCGCGTACGGCACTGCACAAGGTTACGCAAGGTGCCGGCCTGGAATGGTCGATTCAGAATCAACAGTTGCAAGTGCTGCAACGTGGTGGCACCACGCGACGCCGGGCGGTGGTGCTGGCTGTCGATACGGGCTTGCTGGGTCATCCTGAGCGGGTAAGAGAAGCCGCGCAGGAAAAGGCGAAGCCGAAGGGCAAGCCGGCCAACGATGCCGCCAACCCGGTGAGCGCACATCAGGAGCGAGACGGCTGGAGCGTGAAATCATTGCTGCTGCCGATGATCAACCCCGGCGATTTGGTCAAACTGGAAAGCCACACCGTTGAAGCCTTTCAGCGCGTCGAGAAAGTGCAACACAAGGGCGACAGTGAAACCGGCGATTGGCTGACCGAATTGAATCTGGTTGACCGGTACGCGCCGGCCAAGAAAAAGGATAAGAAATGAGCAACGCAATCAACGCTATCCGCTCGATTATTTCGACGGAGCTGGCCGACGTTTACACGACACTGCCGGGCGAAGTCGTGCGCTATGACGGCATGTTCGTGACGGCGCGTCCGGCGCTGGCCAAGCGCCTGGCAAACGGCGAGACTTTGCCTGCTCCCCAGATTGTTCGCGTGCCGGTGTGCTGGCCCGTCGGTGACGTGAATGGCGCGCAGGCCCTGATTTCGGTGCCGCTAAAAGCGGGCGATGCGATCAAGCTGTCGTTCTCGGCCCGCGCGCTGGAAAACTGGCTGACAGGCGACAACGGGCCTCCGGACGACCCGCGCCAGTTTGATCTGTCCGACGCCTTTGCCACGCCATTGTTGAGGCCGGGTTCGTTGGCAGCCGATACCGACAACGTCTGCATTCGATATGGCCCCGGCACGCTTAAGTTGTCGCCGGCGGGCGACCTGACCTTTCAGGTCAGGAACTGGACCGTAGAGGCCGAGCAGGCCATCTTCAACACACCCGTCACGATCAATGGGCCGCTCGTCTACACGCAAGGCATGGCGGGCGAGGGTGACGCGGGCGGCGCATCCATGCGGATCCGAGGCGGCGTGGCCTATGAAGGCGGATCGATTACGCACAACGGCAAGAATATCGGCGACTCGCATCGCCATCCTTACGCCGGCGGTATTACGGAGGACCCTGTCTGATGGCTTTGGACCTAGCACTTTCCGCCGACCACGATCTGGATCTGGATCTGCTCGGGCGGACATCGTTTTTGGATGGCGCCGACCGGATCGCGCAACAGATCAAGGTGACATTGCTGGCCTTTATGGGCGAGTGGTTTCTGGATACGACCTTTGGTGTCCCGTACTTCGACGACATTCTTGTGAAGTCGCCTGACCGGGCCAGCATTGAAGCGATCTTGCGCGCCCGGATTCGAACGGTGCCCGGGGTTGAGCGCGTGCGCCGCCTTGACCTTGAAATAGAACGCCAGCTGCGCGTTCTGCGCGTCAGTTTTGACGCGGATACGACCGCGGGACGACTCGATCGAGTCGTCGAACTGCGTAAGACCTAACCCCCACCCCACTTTCTTCGAGGTACCTATGGCCTACGGTGTCACACCGGACGGGTTCGTGCGTCCGCGCCTTCCCGAGATTCGACAGGAAATCGTGGCGGACTTGCGTGCCCGCATGCAGTCGGCCGGCTTTAACGGGGCGGTAGAGACCCGCCCCGACAGCATCACCGGCTTGCTGATTGATACCTTCGCCGAGCGCGAAGCCACTTTGTGGGAGCAGGCCGAAGGCGTCTACTACGCCATGTATCCCGGCTCCGCCACGGGCGTGTCACTGGACCGGTCCGTGTCGTTTACGGGCGTGTCGCGTTACCAGGACGAGCCCTCCCGGGCCTACGTGGTGTTGTATGGCGACGCCGGAACCACTGTGCGGGCCGGCGCGCAAATCCGACATCGCGTCAGCCAGAACCTGTGGGAATTGGCTGCGCCAACGCAGATTCTTGCCGGTGCGGCGGCCGACGTGACGCTTCAACCCCTTGTTGCGACGCACACCGAGTATCGCGTTTCGATTGATGGCCAGGCCTACGCTTATACAAGCGGCGCCACGACCAACCTGCCGCAGATCCTGGCGGGATTGGTCACGGCGTTGTCAGCCAGCGGCCTGGCGGTCTCCAGCGACGGTGCCGCCGTGCGGATTCATACCGATGGCCGTAGCGCGGCCGCGCTGGCCTGGTCTGCAGCGTTGAGCCTGGCCCGCTTGGGTTCACCTGCGCTGGTTCAGACCGCGCAGGCATCGACCGAGGGCGCTGCAGAAGGGGACCTGAACGGGATCGTCACGCAGGTAGACGGCTGGATCGCTGTCGACAACCTGCAGCCCGGCGTAGCGGGCAGGTTGGCCGAGAACGCCGCCGAACTCCGTGCACGCTATCCCACCGGCCTGTTCCGTCTGGGCGCGGCAACACTGCCCAGCATCGCGCCGAACGTGCGCGACCGGGTGGCCGGTGTGCGTACCGTCAAAGTGTTCATGAACAACACCGACGAGCCGGACGCGCTGGGTCGGCCTCCGCACAGTGTCCACGCGGTGGTTGACGGCGGCCTGGACGATGAAGTGGCGGAGGCGCTGTTCCGGGTGGTCGCAGCCGGCATCGATACGCATGGCCAGCAATTGGTGGTGATCAAGGATGCGGATGGCGCAGATCAGCGTATCCGCTTCGACCGCCCGGAGCAGGTCTACGTCTGGGTGCGTTGCGTGACCACTTTGCTGCCGCCATCCGAGCAGGCGTTTCCGCCTGACGGTTTCCAGGAGATTGCGGACAACCTGGTCCTAGTGGGCAAGGCCTTTGCCATCGGTGAAGACGTCATCCTGCAACGTCTGTACGGCGCGATTTACCGCAGTACGGGTCTGGCATCGGTGGACCTGACGCTGGCGTTTTCGCCAGACGCGGCTTTTGTGCCCGCGCCGTCGGATTACCGCAGCGCCAACGTGGCGATCCAGGATTTTCAGGTTGCTGCGTTTGATATGTCGCGCATCGAGGTGACCTGATGGATCTGACTCAAGACCACGCACAAATGGCCTGGGGCCATTGGCTGGGCCAGTTCCAGACCAAGCGGCGGTTGGAAGCGCTGGTCAAGGCGCTGCTCAAGCCCGCCGAAGGGCTGCAAGGAGCGTTGCGAGCGTTGTACGAAGATCGTTGGTTGGACACCGCGGTCGGCAAGCAGCTCGACGGCATCGGTGAAATCGTGGGCCTGCCGCGGGTGGTCGACGAAACGCTGTATGTGCGCTTTTTCGGCTTTCTGGATCAGCCCAACGTAGGCGGCTTTGGCGAGGCCCGCTTCCGGCGCTCCCATGAACGGCCGGTTGCCGGGTCTACCACCTTGCTTGATGCCGAGTACCGCAAGCTTCTGTACTGGAAGATCGCCCTGAACAACGGGCACGGCACCACGCCGGAAATCGCGAGCTCCCTTAAACCAATTTTTGAAGTGACCCGCGTGGTCGTGCAAAACGCGGGCAACGCAAAGATCCGCATCTGGGTTAGCCGGATTCCTGGTCCGAATGATCCCCTTATGGCCAACCCGTACAAGTGGATCCCGCAAGCCGCTGGCGTCGGCGTGCAACTCATCACCGGTTCGACAGAAAAGCCATTTGGCTTTCGCGAACAAGGTTTCCATGGTTTTGGCGTCGGCGTGCTGGCGCGAGGTATCTAAAAATGGCAGATCCCACTTTCTTCGATCTCTTCAAGTCGACCTGGGCGCAAAACGGCCTGACGGAAGGCATTACTGACCTGCAATACAAGACAGGCTGGTCCTATATCGGGTCCGTTCCACCTTCGGTGGAACAGTTCAACAAGGTTCAACAGACCACCGACGAGCGCCTGAGCTGGCTGTACAAGCAGCTTGATGGTCTGGCTGCGGTGACGGGCCGGCCGCTGCAAGAAGGCGGAACCGACGCACTTAGCCACGCGATCCAGAATCTGGATGCAGGGAATGTGAAAACGGGCACGTTGCCGGTGGCGCGGGGCGGGTCTGGTCTGGCGAGCGTACCGGCAGGGTCTTTTCTGACGGGTAATGGAACGGGCGCATACGCCGCCCGTACGGCGGCCCAGGTATTAACGGACATTGGCGCTGCGCCTTTGCTGTCAGCTGCCTTGACGGGTGCGCCCACTGCACCTACGCCGCCCAGTGCAGACCGGAGCACTCGTCTGGCCACCACGGCCTTTGTGGCGGGAAATTTCCCCAGGATTTTCTCCATTACTGCGTTGCCTACGGAGGACATCGGTCCGATCATCGTGGCGGAATGCAGTGAGATCTGGATCTGGTCGGCATCCAGCTATTTCAACGGCTACCGCTCTCCTTGCTGCGGTCGTCCGTTGGATGGCCATACCACCACTCCCCTGCCCAGCGAGATTGACGCCGTGGGAGGTGTCCTGCCGAAGGCGGCTTATGCGGGCTTGTGGGGTTATGCCCGGGAAAATGGTCTTGTCGTTAGCCAGGCGACATGGACAGCGAATCCTGGCGCCCACTACTTTGTGGACGTGGATGCAAATCAATTCCGGGTTCCTGATTTGCGCAACATGTTCCGCCGCTTTACGGGAACTGACGCTGACACTGCAAAT